ATATGCTTCTCTTGGATCTTTTACTTCTCCCAACAAAGATCGAAGCTCGGGGGAAATGTTTTTTCTTGTTTGAAACATACCTGTTTCTAAACGATCTGTTGCTACACGACCACCACCACGAACCTTGCGGCTTTCAATACTGTACCGACCAAGAAAGTTTTCTCGTGCCAATTTAGCCAACTGTGGTGTAACCTTGTTACCTATTTTTATTTTAAAATCTCTACCCGCCCCAACTTTAGTCAGCCCGTTCTTCTTTAAGAAATCATCGTTGAATACGTTATCAGTATCTTTACGAGCCGCCTCAGTTAGTTCTTTTGCTGTAGATTTACGGTTTCTTGTAAAGTAATCGTCTGCAACTTTTATTGATTTTTCAGTAGGAACATACTTAGAGTCTTCAAAAATTTTGTATCTACGACGCAAATATGCATTGATGTTTTTTTCAATCATATCATTGACGTTCTTACCGTCCTTTGTATACTTCGCTTCTTTTAAAAAGTTGCTGTCTAAAACATCTTTACTCAACCTATTGACGTGCGCTCTCATTCGCATAGCGTTTTGACGAACTCCTTTGGGAAGTTCTTTCAGTACCCGTTTTTTAACAACTTCATCTGTCTCGGTTAAGTAACTTTCTACCCTGTTCATAATACCAACCTTATTAAGATTGCTTTCTTCGGGAAGTTTTTTTACAAAATCGTCAAGCTCTGTGTCTAAATCTTTAAGGATTCTGTCCGCTCTTTTTATTTGAGTCTGAACCTGACCGTCCATTAACAAACGTTTTTCTGATATTTGTCCAGGTAAATACCCACGGTAACGACTAAATGCAATTGCGTCCGCCGCAAATGATTTGAACTTCCCCAGTTCTTCTGCACTACCTGGTTTAGCAAAAAGTCTACGATCTAAAAGATTGTCGATACTCTGGGTTGCATCATCAATTTTTTTATTAGTTGCTTGAGCAATGTTCTTAGTAACTTTAGCATCACCAATAGTTTTCCCTGCAAGACCAAGACCAGCTTGTGCTACACCACCAATTCCCGTAGCTTCTACGCCAACCTTTAGTCTGTTTCCTAAACGAGCTAGTGCTTTTTCTCGACCGTAAATACCTACTAAGTCTGTAGTCTGAGTAGGACCCATGTCCACCCAGTCCCCGATTGTAGTCATATCATCTGTTGATACTGCGGCATCTGCAATTCCAGCCGCTGCTATTTCTTTAGATGCAAGAGTGAATCGTTCTGCTTTAGTTAAGGGTGTCTTGGACAGACCCTTGGCAGCACGTCCAGCCATGGTTACACCTTTAGCAGCCTTGGCGGCAATACCACCAGGAACTACAAACTGTGTAATAATTTCAGCACCCTTACCCAAGATACCTTCTGGATCTAAACCTAAAGCGTCACGAGTAGCTTCCGCTGCTTGCGTAACCTTGTCCCCATAGTCTGTGTCAGCAACGAGATCTACTGCTAAAGCACCAAGACCCACGACTCCCTCGACAGCACCTAATGCACCAGAAACAACACCCTCGCCAATTTCACGAACAGCAGATCCTTCTAGGAATTGTTCGCGATTACGACCTGTTTTTTCTACTTCGGGTGGTGTGGGCACTGGCTGTGACGCCGTGTCTCCAAACATTGTAGTTGTTGGTTTTTGAGGTTCTTTAGCTGCATCCCCAAACATAGTTGTTGCCATAAAAAGTCACCTCACTTATGCGGGTTTTGTTCCAGATACCCCATTAGCATCAATATAATCTGTGCCTGGAGGTAAAGCATCATACTGTTCTTGAGTAGCAATTCTATTACCAGTGTTTGGTGGAGGTTGTCCACCACCACCTTGAACCGAAGTACCCTCAAACGCTGTCCCCGCAAGTTGAGCCGGAGTGTATGAATTAGCAACAATGTTTCTCGCATACTGTTCTGCATACTGAGCCAAAGTCATCCCTTCTGGCAAATCTATATCGTCCATTTTCATCGCGTCTTTGATTGCGTCTTGGTAGGCATTTCCTGGAGTTCTGTATGTACTAGACTTTGCTCCTCCTGGCCCAACCCCTCTTAAAGCATTAGCCGCCGCAACCCGTGCCTGTTCAGTCTTCTTCATCTCTCCAAGACCGACCATCATACCGTTAGCAAAGTTAACAGAAGCAAAAGGACTTGTGCCTGCTGCAATAGCAAAACCCATGATAGACTTATTCATTGAATCAAGTTTTTGATTTGAACTTAGTTTCTTTCCAAATGTTTTATTTGCTATACTTGACATTTCTTTGTTCATGTCTTTTGCTTTAGGATTTCCACCAGCATATGTTGCAATCAATCGAGACTTCTCTTGAGTTGATATGTTAGGGTTAGCTAACATTGCACCTAAGTTTTGCATTCCTGCCGTTAACTCTGGAGCTTTGTCACCAAAGTTTGCTTCTGTGAACGGAGAAACAAACGGTGTTTTGCCGGTCAAAGTATCAGAAGCAAGTCGATCTGCTTGTTCTCTTGTCATTTCTTTTAAGTTAATTAATTGTGGCGTTGGACGTTCAACAACAGTTCCGGCTTTCTGTGTTACATCAATGCCAAGCATATTTGTTCTGGCTCTTTCCTCTGGAGTTGCTGTGTTCGCAGCCAGTCGAGCTTGAGTGTCAGGGTCATTGAGCAAACCACCAAGTGCAAACCCACGTTTAGGATCTGCACCAAACGGATTAAGAGAAGGCGCTGGTTGAGGCGCGGCCATCTGAGGCGCTGGTTGAGGAGCAACCTGTTGTGGTTGTGGTTGTGGTTGTGGTTGCGGCTGTGGTTGAGGTGGTGCCATGGGAGGTGGTGCCATGGGAGGTGGTGCCATAGGAGGTGCAGGTTGAGGAGCCATCCGATTAGCCATCATAATACCGCTCATATCAGGGCGGCTTACTGGAGCATCAATCGTTTTGACCGCTTCCTTTAACAAGGATTCACTTGACGACATAATACCACCAAGGTTACGAAGTCTATTTCTCGCGTTGTTTTTGCTTTTAAATAAGCTTCGATTGGCTACTCGATCCATGTTCATCGTTTCAACCTTTCTTACGTTAACCCCGACAAAATGCCGGTTCCAGATTGATTTTGATAGTTAGCAATACCCATTGCATTACCTAAAATAGATTGTACTGGACTTGGTGTTGGAACCGAGTTGGCGGTCAGCGAACCTTGAGAAGAAGGAACACCTCGGAAGATATCGGACATATATGATGCCCGTTGGAATGGTTCATACTGTTCTTCAATTTGACCAGCGCGTTGCACATCATACTCAGCTTGCTGCTGTCCTTGCTCTAAGGCTCCAATGTTAAACAAGGAGTTTACATCTCGCTGACCTGCACCTTGATAGGCTTCTCCAAGTGCCGCTTGACGTGTACCAACACCCGCTTCGGCCGTACCAAGACCTCCGATTCCTTGACCAAGGCCCGTGAATATCTGTCCTGCGTTCTGTCCTCTCGCCATTTGATTCTGAAAGGCACTCTGTCCAAGTTCTTGTGAAGCTCCAAATCCTTGACCACGAAGTCCAGCCAATCCCATAGAAAGATCTGCTTGACCTTGTGCGCCAGCCATACCCATTTGATTACCGGACATTGCACTAGACGCACCAGCCTGACCTAACTGACCAGTAAGTTGTGCAGCTTGTTGTCCACGCCCTTGCTCTGCTTCAAAAGCTGATTGTGCGCGTTGCGCGGCACTTTCAAAACCAGCCTGCCGCATTCCTGCCGCAGTTCGACCCTGTTGCTCTAATATATTTCTAGCTAGTTCGCTTTCCTGTATACCCTGACGAGCCCCACCAAACGCGCCAGCGCCTACAGCGTTCGCACCAAGCTGTGCTTGTTGCATCTGACCACTACGAGCGATGTCCGCTAGTGCCTGTTGCACAGCAGCATCTTCGTACTGATTCATAAACGATCCAATGCCCTCACCAGTAAACCTGTCTGTAGTATCTCTAAGCATCTGTTGACCTTGGACCGCAGATCCTAAACCATATTGCCCTGCGTCCACGCCACCTTGCGCCGCAGTACCTAGAGCGGTACTGGCATTCGCTACATCTGTTGCAGTCTGACCAATAACATTTGTTTTAAATGGGTCGTAGTAATCAGAAAAATCAGTCGGATCATAAGCACCGGTAGTTCCAGTTAGCGCGCTAGTGCCAGCATCAAAAGCAGTTTGAGCTTGAGCGCCTCTACCCGCAGCGGCCCCTAGTGTGGTATCGGCATCCTGCATATAGGATTCGTATGAACCCACACCCTCTTCAGCTAGTCTAATACCTTCTAATTGATTGCCCGTAAACGGAGCTACGTCAGGACGAACAATTCCACCCTCTACTTGAGGTATAGGGTTGCCGCGAAAGTCTAACCTGTTAGTGCCGTCAGGGTTCTTTTCAAATATAGGATTGCCAGCGTCATCTAAAACAGGCGTACCATACAAAGGAGACTCTGCGGCAACGCCTGTTACAATAGGTTGACCGTTAGAATCTAGTAGTGGATTGCCCTCATCATCGTATTGAACTTGGTAAACACTTGCTAAAAGATTTTTTAAATACTCTTCTTGATAACCAGGAAGAAGTTGTTGGCTTTGATTAAGATTAACTTGTGTGCTTGATCCGTCACCTGTTGTATCAACCATTCATAGTTCCTCCGTTGTCAAACCGGCGTTGCATAGCGTATAACTTAGCCGCACCACGATCGCGATCTCCTTCGCCAATCTTTTCTACATCCTTTGCCCTAAGAATAAACTCTTCATTTGAAACAAGAATTTCTTCAACAGGCTTTCCGTTCTGCATAATCATTCCAGGTATTGAATCGCTTGTCCCAGTTCCAGGTCCTTCAATCAATCCGCCTTGAGCAAATGCTGGTCGGTTGTTGATATCCCGTGTGTATCGTCTTTGCACTCTACCTGGACGTTCTTCTTTAAAACCTATGCCTCTAAAGTTAGGCATTCTTTCGCCTGTATCCATTTGAGCTTGTTGTAATGGAGTTGTTAAGTTTCCTTTATGAGTGTCTGCGTAAATCAACGCGGCCATTCCTAACGGACTGTCAACTCCTGTTGCATTTATTAAATTAGATATGTCAGCATTGCGCCTGTTTTGTCTACCGCCACCGCCTTGGTTGTTCATTGCATTCATAATACCAGCAATTCCACCTTGATTCATTTGCCCACCGCCCATTCCACCTGGTACAGTAGAACTCAGAAGTTGAGCAAGAGGACTTGCTCCTCTACCACCGCCACCGCCTTGGTTGCCCAACAACGACGCTATCTGAGAAAATTGATTTCCGCCACCGCCTTGACCAAACGCATTCATTATTCCGCCCATTGGACCGCCTTGACCGCCCATGAACCCCATAACACCTGACTTGAAGGCGTCTTCTAGATCTCCACCACTAGCTAGTGTGCCAATTCCAGAGCCAATTGCGGCCCCTGCTGGTCCGCCCATAGCCATTCCAACAAGGCCACCTAAACTGCTAAGTAAACTCATAGCTTTTCACCCGACGTTAATTACTGCTGACAATAGCAGAAGTTCTTTAAAAGTTCTAGTCATGATATATTCACCGTAACTGACCCCACGCTACCAGTACCTGATATGCTTGGGAGATTCGTTTGATTCGAAGAAGTTATCCTGACAACACCAGGTAATCCGGCGGCATCACGATACTGAAACAACCCACCAACCTCTAGCCCCTGATCACTTGTGGGCAAGTTTGTAAGGGTTAATCGTGTATGACGACCTTCCCCTGGGTTCTGCATTTGCTCTAAATATAAAGCAAAAGATTGTACTAAGTCCGACATATACTTTTGGTCGTATTCGGCAGGAGGTCTCGCAAAGAATGGTTTTATAAGATTACGAGACATTATCTACGCCCATCGCTTCGCATATCAACCCGCGGTGTACCTAACCGCCAGCCAACACCCTCACCTGTAGATTCTAGTTTTAATGCAAACGCTCTTCCGCGAAGTCTAAGACTAACCTGTTCTGTCCATTGCTCGATTGGCGTCGTAGACGTTCGTGTTACAGACTTTGACTCTGTTTGAAGATACAAACCGCCAGGATAGTTCCTAGCAGAAAGCGTCATCGTAGCAGATGGAGATTCCGAGGAAGAGTTTCTAAATGTAAGATCAGGAATCATACGGTTAATAAAGACAAACTCATCTCCGTCCCCGATATCAATCTGACTGCTTTGTATAAATGCTGTTAACGCAGTAGCCGGCTCTGTACTTCCGTCATCAAACCCTGTTTCGTGACTGTATAGATAATGATCAGGAGCCGCGACCAACGGTAAATCTGTAATTCCTCTATCCAACCATGCTGTTCTAGCCAAGGATCCGTATGACCAAACGTTCTCCATATAGTTGAAGACAACGTAGCTGTCGTTTTCTTGGCTACTAGCCGAAGGATAAAACCACCAGATCTCGCCAAAGGCTGTGTTTGATCCCGCAGTAATCTTTGCTAACTGTGAAGAGTTAATGTCGTTAAACACATAGTCCCGAACCGTGCAAGGTAGGCGTTGCACCGTACCAGCATAGGCGTAGAACTCATTTCGTCCCATCCAATACACGGTATCTTCTACGTTTATAGCGGCAAGTGCGCTGGCAATCGTAATGTTTTCAGACACTACGTTTATACCAAATGTAAATGGGGGCCCTAAGAACTGCATCGCGTGTAAGGATACGTCAGTAAACACAAGGACCTGTTGCTTTGTTTCTACCGCCGCAATAATCTCAGAACCTGATCCGATACTTAAATCACCAGCGGTGTTCGTAGCTTGCGCGGACCAAGTAGCGGGAGCCCCTTGACTAGCAAACCGAACTAACAAAGGATCCTGTGTTACTGATCCTTCTGGGTTGCACCCAAAAGCTATAACATGGCGGTCTTTATCTGACACAAGAACAATTTTAGCCGACGTGGGTGTGGCCGAAGAATCTGACAACGTAGATATTAAAGCCGCTCGTACCCCTGTCCCGTTTGTTTTGTCCCAATAGAACACGCCCTCGTCCCTAGGATTAATAATTAAGTCTTCTCCAAAATTATCATGGCTCCATACCCGTAAGGTTTGTCCATCAATAGAAAGGTCAGCAGCCGAGTTCCATGTTCCGCGGCCCCAAGATCCCGCATTCCAACCGTTACCGGTAATCGTTGTGTCTAGCCCCGTGTTGATCTGATATGCACCAACCGTGGCCGAGCCCCCAGTTCCACTGTCCGAGGTATTAGCAAACACTAACGTAGGCTCAAGGCCGTTGGTTGTAGTGATCGAGGAAGTAGTTGCTACGGCCCGAGCTTCAATCAGGTAGGTGTCATCATCGACAATAGTTTGTATTTGATATTCTTGATTTAAGACAGCCGCAGTAATAACTCCACCAAGAGTAGCAGCATCTGTGTAAGTCACAAAGTCATTGTCTAATGCACCGTGATCCTCGTCTGTAACTTTAATTGTGGTGCAAGTTACCGCCGCACTATTAGAGTGAGCCGCTGCTGTTGTAGAGTTTTGACCCCTAGCGCAACCAGTTAATGTTGCAGAAGAAATACCAGCATAAGTTATTATCTCACTGCCAATTTTTATTCGTCCAGAAGGAGGAAAACCTGACGCACTGTTTAAGACAATGGATTCTACATCCGCTGCTATTGCTCCATTAAGAGTGTCGGCACCGGTTAGAAACGTTACCGCACCAGCGGCAGTTGTTGCTCGAATTGGAGTGATGTCATAATAACCGCCACCCTCAAAGATGTAATACTTTAGGTGAGTGCCCACGCCGACGTATTGTGTGCCGTCGAGGGCAACCCATGGATGCAAAGCACGACATGTTCCTAAGAAAGCTTGATTAGAATTACGCAACCAACCACCAATCTTCTCAGGAAACCCAAACCGGAACCTGACCTTATCCATATCAAACCAACCGCCTTCATTACTGTAGGAGGTTACTTCTCTATTGATACCAGGTTTGAACTGGAGTTTGGTCAGGGGCATTCATCTACTCCACCTAGTTTACATTCGCCGTTTCTTCTTCTGTATCAGTTGCCAACGATGCCGTCAAAGACTGCATAAACGCCATGCGTCCCATTTTTAGCTGGTCAATGTTAAAATTAGCAGAGCCAATCTTTCTATCTAAGTCAGCAACGTGGTTCACCATTACCTTCTGGGTGTCATTTAAATCGTCTTCAGTGTAGTCAGTTCCGTTGATCGTAATGGTGTTTGTTTTTTTCTCAGCCATTGTGATCTCCTTTCGGGGTTGGGGTTAAAATTATTCAGCAGCCCACGGCATACCTGTAGAGTTAGCTGATGCAGCTATCTTGTTAGTGATGTTAGACGTTATAAGAGCTTCATTCTTTGCACCTACACCGTCAGCCTTACACCAAGCTAATACATCTGCTTCAGTTAAATCTGCGTATGGTGTGAACCCTGATGCTGTGTGGTCAGGTGTGACAGGTACAGTCCGTGTAACTGACTCAATTACATCATTACCATCCGCATCTTGTCCTGTGACTTCATCAGCAGTGACTTCACCCATATGCAAGTATGACCCTGACCGACTGTGGCTTACCTCAGTGTCAGCATCTACGCCACTGCAAGACCACTCAACTTTATATACTGCACCTGTTTCAGTGACTTTGTGCATATCTTTAACAGACCATGTGAATGTAATTGCCATGTTTTATCCTTCCAATGCTGTGATACGGTCAGTTAATGCCGTGATTGTGGCTTGCTGTTCTTGGATTGCTTTGATGCAGAGAGATACCATGTTGCCATAACGAAGAGCATCAGGTCTGTCTTGAGTGTCGTAGGCTACAAACTCAGTTAATCCAGCGGCATGAACTTCTTCCGCAATCAGACCTCCAAACACTGTATCACCGTCTTCTATACCCGTGCCTTTATAAGTAACAGGTCTTAAATTAAGTACATCAGACAAGCCATGAGTGGCGTCAGATACATCTCTTTTATACCTTAACGAAGAGGTTGATCTAGCGACTGTTCCACTAGAAAGAACAGTTAAGTTTGCAGCATCACTAGTTGTATTGCTATACAAATATTGCATTTTCGTAGTATTACCAGTGCTTTGGTATGAAAGAATAATATTACCATCCCCATCCGATAGCACGACGTTGTTGTCTTCTGCAGCAATGTTCAAGCCGCCTTGGTTGCCGTTGAAAGAGCCAAGAATTGTATTTTTGTCGCCAGAAGTCATTGCACTACCAGAAGAACGTCCATAAAACGCATTAAAAGTTCCAGTTGTTGCACCGCCAGCATTGTATCCAACTAGGGTATTTTGACTTCCACCCGTAATTGCATCTCCCGCAAATCCTCCAATGAGGGTATTCTGTATTCCTGTGGAAACTATTAAACCTGCACTATATCCTACTGCTACATTACCTCCAGAAGAGTTATCAGTAAGATTATGAGCCGCTAAAGCTCCTGCCCCGACTGCAACATTGTCGTGGGACTTAGTATTAAGACGCATCGCAGGTTGGACTGTACCATCAAAAGCACCAATGGCTACATTACCATCTGCATCAACTAAATCCGCAGCAGCATATCTACCCACAACTACATTGCCAATACCTTCCGTACATGATTCTAACGCACTGACTCCTATAGCCAGATTGTCTGTTCCAGAAGTGTTTGCAGTAAGAGCATTTGCACCAACAGCCGTTAAACCTGTGGCTTCTGTACTAACAGCATCACCTGCACCATAACCAATAAACGTATGAAGATCACCTGTGCTTATAGCCGTTCCCGCCTCATCGCCCACAACCGTGTTGTAATTACCGCCAGATGCTATTGCATCCCCTGCGTTGACACCAAATCTTACGTTAGAGGTTCCTAGCGTTGGGGTGGATATAGTACCGTCTGGGTCAACATAAAACTTGGTAGTAAAGGTGGCAGCATTGCCATCTGTTCCAGCGGGGGCTGATTGAACGGCAAAACCTCCATTAGTCATTGATAACATAGAAACTGGAAGACTGCTTACAGCATATTGGAAAGTGCTTGCACCATCTTGGAACGCACCGCTAAAAATTCTAAGGTCTACATTACCCCTAGAGGTAATGTTATTTCCTCCGAATCCAATAGCAAGTGACGGTGCATAGGATGCTGCTGGGACTACATTAATGCCTGTGGATTTTCCACCACCATCAACAAACAACGCATTAGCGTTGCCGTCAGACTCAACACGGAAGTTTATGTCTCTGCTTGTATTGTTAAATACTAGCTCAGGATCAGCGCCAGTAGCGGGAGTTCCGTGTGTAAACTCTATAAGACTAGAATCAGCGCCAGCAACTAAACCACCAAATAAAAAACGAACGTCCTCAGACCCGTTGGCAACGTCTGCCATTTCTGTAAAAAGATATAAATATTGAGATTTTTCAGAGGCATCATTTAAGCCATAAAAATTTAACTGTGCAAGGTTATCGCCATCTGCACCCGCTTCACCGGGGTTGCGATATAAGTCCAATCTTGGCCCAGACGCTGCATCAGTATCTGTGCAGATTAGTTCGAGTGTAGCATTGTTGTCAGCATTAGAAACCGTAGAGCCAGCATTACTAGCAAACCCACCGTTAAACACAGTCGCAGCCGTGGTGGTCAGGACGCCTGTTACTAGGGCAGCACTGTTAACAGAAAGCCCAGCCGCACCGCCAAGAATTAAATCATCTGCCGAAGCGTCCCAAAGCATAAATGCTGACGCAGTATCGCCAAAGAACTTAACGTCGTAGCCTGTGTCGTTAACGCCTACGCTTACAGTATTGTCAATTTGTACAGCACCATCAATGTCAACAGCGTCGAGGTTGGCTGTTCCGTTAACATCGATACTGCCTTCAAGATCAATGTCGCCGCCTACAATCAGATCATCTGTAACAGTCAGATCGTCTTGAACCTTGAGGTCAACAACAGACAAAGAGGCAAAAGCGTCAACCATTGCCGCGCCAGAGCCTGCGCCGTCAGAATAGATAGCTTTAGTATCACCTGGTGGGATTGTAATATTAGCCCCAGATCCTTGAGATATGATGATGTTCTGTGAACCAGAGGTTCCGTTCTCAATAAACCACAACTTGCTAACCGTGTTTGGCGCTATCGTGATCGTACAAGCAGAATCTAAAGTTCCGGTGTACTTCAAAAACATTGAGCGGCCAGGATCAGAAGCTCCATCCGCAATCGTAGTTGTATGCGTGTCTGCGTTTGTTGTAATTGCCTCAGTTCCAAAAGAGAATGCTTCTGCAATTAATTCTAAGTTTGTGTTAGTGGTATCACCCCAAGTTCCTGACTGTTCGCCGGAACCTATTTCCTCTAACCGTAAATCATTTGTATATACACTTGCCATTTTATTTTCCTATGCTGCAATGTCCGCCCAAGACGGTGTTTGCGATGGGGTAACCCCCGTGAAATTTGATGTCTGGGACGGTATAATCAATCCCCAAGGTTGTTCTAATTCGCCTATCTCACCCGTAGCCGAAACTCCAGTTACCGTTACATTAGCATTTCCAGTGATTGCTGTCGATGCACTGTTGACCGAGGCTGTCATCGTTACCATTGTATTTGTGGTAAAGAAACTACCTAGTGTGGTTGTGCCGACAACACCTGTAACAGTAACATTGGCATTACCTGTAATCGTTGCAGAACCTACGGCACCTGTGGAGGTAACGCCCATATTCGTAGTAAATAAATTACCTAATGCGGAGGTTCCTGCAACTCCCGTTACCGAAACATTCGCGTCACCTGTAATCGTTGCAGAACCTACACCACCTGTAGCAGTAACATCAAAAGTAGGACTCGTATTCCAAGTGCTTGTATTCCAAGCTCTTGTTACACTGTTCCAACCTATAAACGCTACAGAGGTAGACATTAGGCTATCCGGATAATTGCGTTACTCGCATCAGCGGTGGGAAAGATAATTGTAAAGTCCCCGCTACTAGCTGCCTTATCAGCCCCAAAGTCCAACACACAAACCGTTGGGTCCCCAGAGGCTGGAGCGTTATAGATCAATGCACCACGAACCGCTGAGATGGTTACGTTAGAAAACACCTCATCCGCAAAGTCTGTGAAAGCAGTAGTACTGCTAGACGTTGGCGTAACGCTGGTTAAAAACTGACCACCGGCGCTATAATTAGTGCCACTAATCTCGTTGGTTGCTGTGTACGCAGTAGTCGCAGCGTTAAAACTGGCGCTGTTGTCATACAAAGCAACCTTAAATACGTTGCTTGCTGCTGTAAAATTATGAACACCCTTCATCAGTTCCACTTTGAACGAGGTGCATAAGAAGTTTCCACTAAAAGCCATTTACATTTTCCTTATATACTCGGCCAGTTCTGGCTGACCGGCGTCCTTGATTGCATTATATACCGTAGTTCTATCGCTTTGGATAGCCTGTCGCATATATAATGCGATAGTCTTCTCCACTGCATCTCGGTACTCTCTTGCTTGGTCCCGAATCGCTGGGGGGGCGTTTTCAGAAATTCCAACTATTTTATTAGCACAACGCTGTGCAACTTCCTCTGGGGTGGACCCTCGGTTGTTGGTCGTAGACACTTCAACTTTGAAGTCATTCGACATTGTAACAGGGAAAGACATGTTATTCATAAATTAAATCCTTATGTTTTAGTTCGAATGATTTGACCCGTTCGATAATCATCCGTCACTTCTTGAGCTTCGCCTAGGTTCTTTAATCGGCCTATAGCCTCACCAAACCTTTGCGTGTATTGTTGCATCATCTGTGGATCCCCTTTCATGTAGAGATACGCTTCAGATAAAGAGCCATATAACATCGCCATCTCTGCATTTTCGCTTAACCAGGTTACTGTAGTGTCGGCTCCAATAGCGGAGACGGTAGCTGTAGCTCCACTGGGGCTGGCTGTAATTGTTTCTCCCACAGTATAATTACTGCTAGGAATCACAACAATAAGTGATGTTGACGATGGGACAGAATCTACACCGCTGCTTTCTCCGCTCGTCCCACCAGTGATAGTGTCGTTTGCTGTAAAAGTTCCAGTGACACTTGTTAGTGTCAAGGTGTAAGAGCTTTCGGTCAAGCTTTCTGGGCGGTAGAAATAGTGTAACTCTGAATTATAACTGCTGTCAGGTGTAGGCGCCAAGATAAAGTTGTCTAAATCATATTGACCATAATACCTAGGAGCCCCTGTTGTAGCAGGGTTTGGGTTGTAAGATTGAATAAACTCCGGATCCTTTAAATCTACAAAGTTAATCTCGCTATCGCCATCTGTGTAAGACAACGAAAAGGGCGCTAAGAAATCGCTAGGCACAGATAAATACTTATTTGACGCTGACATAGCTCCGGCTACATTTTTTCTAAACACGTTTAACTGTACGTTCTTTAGAATCCGTTCCTCAGTAAGCCTAATAAACACCGGAAAGTTAGCAATGAATGATGTCTCATTGTTTTCTGTGTATTGTTCTATGGCAGTTTTTAGCTGCGTATATGTAAAACTCATGTTGTCACCGTCACTTCTCCTACCGACCCAGTAGCTTCCAGGTTGTTAGGGGGGTTGATTCCGTTGTATGGCGGACCACCAACAGGGTTCCAGCCCCACTGAATGTTTCGCTCCTCTACCAAGTTAGGCTCCGGTCTAGGGTTTCTCAAAGCTTGTGGATCTGGACTTATCCGAAGAGGTAACAGTTGAGGGTGCTTGGGCTCAAACTCATCCGGACCGACTAACGCGCCAGTCCATTCCTTCTTCATTTCTCGCAAGCGATAACGAAAACCAGATCTATCTGAAATTCCGTATGCTTTATTTCCAGATGCAAATGCCATTATGCCCTCAAGTATTGAATACTAGGTTGAAGTTTAAGAGGCGTTCTATTCTCATCCTCGTCAGAGGCCCTCTGAAACTCTTCCTCGTATATAACCTTTAGATACTGCAACCTTTCTGGCGCACGTTTCATCGCGATGTAATACGCAAGTCCCGCAACCATACAAGGGTAAAACCTAAACGGCAGGTCTGTGGTGTTCGCATATGCCCCAGCATCCTCAATGCGATCGACATAATAATAAACCAACTGATCTGTGGAGTTATCTGGAACATTCCAAAGGTTAAGTACTGGGTCAATCTGCCTGTCAAAATAAAATTGACTAGGCCGACCTTGTGTAGTTTTGTTTGGTAGGTTTAGATAATCGCCCCTGCTTATTCTACTCAACTCATAATCTGTACCACTTTTACGCAGGACCACCTCTAGTATATCAGCAGAACTTTGTGTTGCAGAGAAATCAACCACAGCAGATACGGTAGTCGTAGCTCCACTAACGCTTCCAGTTATGGTTTCATTTATAGCGAAAGTTCCTACAGGGTAAGTTATTGCAAGAGACGTGCTAGAAACAACGCTGGTAATAATAGCTGTAGCAGCACTTGTTCCACCAGATATTGTTTCAGCCACGTTAAACGATGCGGTGGACGCAACGCTAATTGTCAACGTGCCAACAGGATAAGACGCAACACCTATCGCCAAGTCCAACACCTTCTGTTTAACTGTCCACAGATTTAATCCGCGGTTAGTCCACTCAGCAAACATTAAATTCATAGATCTACGAGCGGTCTTAATCTCGTATCCAGTACGAGCCTCTAGACCACACCGCTCATAAGCTTCTTCAATAACCTCTGCAACATCGAGGTTGAAAGTCCTGGTTCCAGAAGTTGTCATGCTTTATCCCATCTTAGTGTCGCGTACACCGCGACCTGACAGAACAACGCCGCCGTTCATGTATCTCTTCTTCATTGCACCGGTAGTTTTAACAACTCCGCCGTTCTGCATCTTCTTCTTAGGAATAACTCCAC